AAAGATCAATGGGAACCATATATAGATGAAGAGTTTAAAAGACGCGATGAGGGTCATTGGTTCCATAACAAGGACAAGCCTACTTATATTACCGGTACTCATTACATGTACTTGCAGTGGAGTAAGATTGACGTTGGGGCCCCTGAATTTAGAGAAGCAAACAGATTATTCTTTATATTTTGGGAAGCATGTAAAGCCGATCAACGGTGTTATGGAATGTGCTATCTCAAAAACAGACGCTCTGGCTTTTCATTTATGGCATCATCAGAAGCTGTTAATATGGCAACAATATCGTCCGATTCACGGTTTGGCATACTTTCCAAATCTGGAGCTGACGCTAAGAAAATGTTCACAGATAAAGTTGTTCCAATATCCGTTAACTACCCGTTCTTTTTTAAACCAATACAAGACGGTATGGATCGTCCCAAAACCGAGCTTGCATATAGAGTACCCGCTTCAAAACTCACACGTAAATCTATACAGTCAGGGCAGACGCGGGAAGAGCTGCAGGGACTTGACACGACAATCGACTGGAAGAACACGGGTGACAACTCCTATGACGGCGAAAAACTCAAACTCCTCGTACACGACGAATCGGGCAAATGGGAACGGCCGGACAACATCCTCAACAACTGGCGAGTCACAAAAACAACGCTAAGGTTAGGTAGTCGGGTTATTGGTAAATGTTTGATGGGGTCTACAAGCAATGCTTTAGACAAAGGTGGCGAAAACTTTAAAAAACTATATTATGATTCGGACGTTACAAAGCGAAACGCAAATGGACAGACTCGCTCAGGATTATATTCTTTGTTCATACCTATGGAATGGAACTACGAAGGATTCATTGATTCTTTTGGAAACCCTGTCTTTGATACGCCGAAAAAGCCGATTGAAGGCCCGTATAGAGACCTTATTGAGGTCGGAGTCATAGATCATTGGAATAATGAAGTTGATGGCTTAAAAGGAGACCAGGATGCCTTAAACGAAATGTACAGGCAGTTTCCACGTACGGAGGAGCATGCTTTTAGAGACGAGACACAAAATAGCATATTTAACCTTGCAAAAATATACGAACAAATAGATTACAACGACGATATATATTCGTCAGCAGGTGTAACGCAAGGTAGCTTTAGTTGGGCAAACGGTATAAAGGACAGCAGTGTTGTATTCACCCCAAACCCAAACGGCAGGTTTAAAGTAAGTTGGGTGCCGCCTACAAATCTTCAAAACCGCGTAATAGAGAAAAGAGGGGTGTTGTACCCCGGAAACGAGCACGTCGGCGCATTTGGTTGTGACTCATATGATATATCAGGAACAACAGATGGGCAAGGATCTAAAGGCGCGTTGCACGGGTTAACTAAATTTAGTATGGAAGAAGCCCCTGCGAATATGTTTTTTCTTGAATATATTGCACGGCCTCAAACTGCTGAAATGTTTTTTGAAGATGTATTAATGGCATTACATTTTTACGGTATGCCGATACTCGCAGAAAACAATAAACCTAGATTATTATATTATTTAAAGCGCAGAGGCTATAGGAAGTTTTCAATAAACAGACCTGATAAAGCATTTAATAAATTGTCTGTTACTGAAAAAGAAATAGGCGGAATGCCTAACTCAAGTGAAGATATTAAGCAGGCTCATGCAGCCGCTATAGAATCCTATATACAAAAATATGTAGGATTAGTAGAAGATGGAACTTACGGTCAAATGTATTTTAATGGCACACTTAATGATTGGGCTAAGTTTGATCTAAATAAAAGAACAAAATTCGACGCCGCTATTAGTTCGGGATTAGCTATTATGGCATGCAACAGGCATTTGTATGCTCCTAACCAAGAACGACAAAAATTAAAATTATCCTTTAATATCGCAAGGTATAAAAATGAAGGGCAAAAATCAAAACTAATAAAAAATTATGGCTGAATCAGTTGTAAAAAGTTATTTTCCAAGCCAAACGGCTAGCGATATTAAAAAAGCAAGCCCAGAATATGGTCTTGATGTTGCTCGTGCTATAGAAAGCGAATGGTTTAAAAGAGATTCTTCTGGCAATAGATATTATATAAATCAGAATTCTTATCATAAACTTAGACTATATGCTCGCGGCGAGCAGTCTGTACAAAAATATAAAGACGAATTATCTATTAATGGAGATTTGTCTTATCTTAATTTAGATTGGAAGCCTGTGCCTATTATACCAAAATTTGTAGATATAGTTGTTAATGGCATGGCCCAAAGAACATATGATGTTAACGCATATTCACAAGATCCATTTGGCGTCGAAAAAAGAACTGAGTATATGGAAAGTATACTTAATGATATTCGCAGTAAAGAGCTTACTGATTTTGCGGCTGAAAACTTCGGTATTAATTTAAGAGAAAGCAATGTGTCTGAGTTACCGCAAAATGAAGATGAACTTGCTTTGCACATGCAGCTTAATTATAAACAGGCTATTGAAATAGCAGAGGAGCAAGCTATATCTGTTACTTTAGAAAAAAATAGATACGAGCTCACCAAAAAACGTTTTTATTATGATTTAGCTGTATTAGGTATTGCGTGTGTTAAAACTGAATATAATAATTCAGAAGGCATTAAAATTAGCTATGTTGATCCCGCTAATTTAGTTTATTCTTTTACAGAATCACCTTATTTTGAAGATATATATTATGTTGGAGAAATAAAAACAATACCCGTTAATGAACTTAAAAAGCAGTTTCCAAATTTAACTAATGAGGACCTAGAGCAGCTTGGCTCAAAAGGTTATTCAAACTATAGAATATATAATAAATTTAATACAGAAACAAATAGGCAAGACGCTAACACTGTGGATGTGTTATATTTTAATTATAAAACCTTTCACAACGAAGTTTATAAAGTAAAAAGCACTGTAACAGGCGCAGAAAAAATTATAATTAAAGACGAAACGTTTAATCCACCTATAGACGCAAGGGCTAGATTTGAAAGAATAGCTAGAAACATAGAAGTACTGTATGAAGGCGCGTATATTCCAGGCGCTAATATGCTGCTCGATTGGAAACTTGCTGAAAACATGCTGCGTCCAAAAAGTGACTCTACTAAAATTAGAACAAATTATTCTATAGTAGCCCCTAGAATATATAACGGTAAGGTCGAATCTTTAGTTAGCAGAGTAACTGGTTTTGCAGATATGATTCAGTTAACGCATTTAAAGCTGCAACAGGTGTTATCGCGCATGGTGCCGGATGGTGTTTATTTAGACGCTGATGGTATTGCCGAAATAGATTTGGGTAATGGAACAAATTATAATCCGCAAGAAGCATTAAATATGTTTTTTCAAACAGGGTCTGTAATTGGAAGATCGTTTACGTCTGATGGCGATATGAACCCAGGTAAAGTGCCAATTCAAGAAATTGCATCTGGTTCTGGTAATAATAAAATAGGCTCGTTAATAAGCACGTATAATTATTATTTGCAAATGATGCGAGACGCTACAGGCCTTAATGAAGCGAGAGACGGTAGCACGCCTGATAAAAACGCATTAGTTGGTATACAAAAAATAGCAGCTGCTAATTCTAATACAGCTACAAGACATATATTACAGGCTGGATTATTTTTAACAGCCGAAACTGCCGAAAAAATATCTTTAAGAATATCTGATATTATAGAGTACTCGCCTGCAAGGGAGGCGTTTATACAAGCAATAGGAGTGCATAATGTGGCTACACTTTCAGAATTGAATGAGTTGCATTTACACGATTTTGGAATATTTATTGATTTAATGCCTGACGAGGAAGAAGCCCAAAAGCTTGAAAACAATATACAGACAGCATTGTCAGCATCTTTAATTGATCTCGAAGATGCTATAGATTTAAGAGAAATTAAAAATATTCAGCTTGCAAATCAAATGCTAAAAATACGTAGACGCAAAAAGCTTGAGCGTGACCAAATGATACAACAGCAAAACATACAAGTTCAAGCTGAAGCGAACGCACAATCACAACAAGTAGCTGCTCAGGCGGAGGTGCAAAAACAGCAAGCACTAACCGCTCAAAAAGCAGAGCTTAAGCAACTAGAGTCACAACTTGAAATGCAAAAATTATCAAACGAGGCTCAGCTTAAAAAAGATTTAATGCAGCTAGAATTTCAAATGAATATGCAATTAAAAGGCATAGAGGTTGAAGGCAGCAAAGCTGCAATTAAAGAAAAAGAAGATCGCAAAGATGAGCGAACAAAAATACAAGCATCGCAACAAAGCGAACTTATTGATCAAAGAAAAAATAATTTACCACCAAAAGTATTTGAATCCGCAGGAAACGATATACTTAGCGGTAATTTTGACTTAGGTTCTTTTGAACCCAAGTAATGTATAGTGTATAATCTTATAATATTTTATTATGTCTGAAAACGTTGAAGCAAAAGCTATTGAAAGCGAAGAGTTATCAATACAAGAAAAAGAAGAAGCCCTGCAAGAACAAGCAGGCACTGTATTTGAAGACGGTATGTATAAAGTTGATTTAAATCAGCCTCCTGCCGCCGAACAAAATAAAGAAGAAGAAAATGCCGTTCAAGAACAAGAAGCAGAGGGCAGCGTGCTACGCGGAGATGAACCGGCTGAAGAAGCTGGGGAAAAAGCCGAAGTGGAACTGCAAGAAGTACGACAAGAAGAAGAAGTAAAAGAAGAAACTGAACAAACGGTTTTAGAAGAACTTCCAGCACAAGAGGAGCAAGAAGAAACTATTAAAGAAGTTGAAGATCTTGCTGAAAAAGTTGAAGAAGCATTTCAAAAAGAAGAGGAGCAAGGTATAGAGCTTCCTGAAAATATTCAAAAGGTTGTTGATTTTATAAACGAAACGGGCGGATCGCTTGAAGACTATGTAGCGCTTAACAAAGATTATTCAAATGTAGATGATCTTGCATTACTTAGAGAATATTATCAACAATCTAAACCACATCTGTCATCCGAAGAAATCGACTTTCTTATTGAAGATAAATTTACATTTGATGAAGAAGTTGACGATGAAAGAGATGTAAAAAGAAAAAAATTAGCATTCAAAGAAGAGGTAGCGAGCGCTAAGTCTGAACTCGAAGGGCTAAAAACCAAATACTATGAAGAAATCAAAGCTGGGTCTAGGCTTACGCAAGATCAACAAAAGGCTGTAGATTTTTTCAATAGGTATAACACAGAAAACGAAGAATCATCAAAAATAGCTGAAAAAGCTAAATCTGTATTTTTGCAAAAAACAGATCAAGTGTTTAATGACGAATTCAAAGGTTTTGAATATAAAGTCGGTGATAAACGCTACAGATTTAATGTAAAAGACACAGATGAGGTTAAAACAACTCAGAGCGACATTAATAATTTCATTAGAAAGTTTCTAAATGAGGACCAGGTTATGAGTGACGCAAAAGGTTATCACAAATCATTATTTACAGCTATGAATGCAGATGCTATTGCAAATCACTTTTATCAGCAAGGAAAATCCGACGCGATGAAAGAAAGCATGAAAACAGCTAAGAATATTAATATGGATCCGAGAGGGGTGCATACAAAAAATACTCAAAGCGGTATGCAAGCAAAAGTTTTGGCAGGAGATGATACTTCTAAATTAAAACTAAAACTTAAAAATTATTAAAAATTTAAAAAATGGCAGCAATTGATTTTGGTAACAATTTACCACCTGAGTTTACACCTTACGCAAGTAAAACTGTAACAGCTGGTAATTACCTAAACTTTCACGGGAGCGGCGGCAAAAACTGGTCCCAACAATATCTTCCTGAGCTTTACGAACAAGAAGTAGAGCGTTATGGAAATCGTTCAATCTCATCTTTCCTACGTATGGTAGGTGCAGAAATGCCTATGGCTTCTGATCAAATTATTTGGTCTGAGCAAGGGCGTTTGCATTTAGCATATGAAGGAGCAACTGTTACTAATGCAGGCGTAATCGATATTAATGGAGCCGCAGCGGGAACGCATGCAGTAAGAGCAGGACAAACAATTGTTCTTTCAGACAATCAAACAACTCCTACTATTATCAAATGTTATGTTAGCGCTGTTGCAGCTGATAACACTACTTTAACTGTTGTACCTTATTCTGGGGGAGCAACTGTTGGGGCTGTAACTGGTTTTGACACAGTTGATGACGCTGGAGCTAATACCTGTAGCTTTTTCGTTTATGGTTCTGAATTTAAAAAGGGCCAAGCGGGAATGACAGGATCTGTAACACCTGAATTTGAGTCTTTTACAAACAAGCCAATTATTCTTAAAGATAAATTTGAAGTATCAGGATCTGACGCTTCTCAAATTGGCTGGGTAGAAGTTTCCGGTGAAGGAGGGCAATCAGGTTATTTATGGTACATGAAGGCTGAAGGCGATACTCGCGTTCGCTTTGAAGACTACTTAGAAATGACTATGGTTGAAGCAGAATTTGCAAAATCTTCTGGAGGCGTAGACGCTATTTTAGGAACTGAGGGAGCTGATAATACCGCAGGTACCGAAGGGCTCTTCGCGGCTATTCAGGCAAGAGGTCACGTAGCTGAAAAACTTTTTGACGATGCCACAGACCTTATTTCTGATTTTGATGAAATACTTAAAAAGCTAGATAAGCAAGGTGCTATTGAAGAAAATTTACTTTTCTTAAATCGTACATCTACACTAAAAGTTGATGACGCTCTTGCGAATATCTCTGCTGGTAGTGCTGGTGGTACTGCTTTCGGTATTTTTGAAAATAGCGAGGATATGGCTCTTAATCTTGGATTTAGAGGCTTCCGAAGAGGATCGTATGATTTTTACAAAACTGATTGGAAATATCTAAACAACTCATCTACTCGTGGATTGTTTTCAGATATTGAAGGTGTATTAGTTCCAGCTGGTACTTCTTCTGTATACGATCAAATGTTAGGTAAAAACGTTCGTCGCCCTTTCTTACACGTACGTTATAAAGCTTCTGAAGCTGATGATCGAAGAATGAAATCTTGGATTACTGGTTCAGTTGGCGGGGCAGCAACTTCTGACCTTGACGTAATGGAGGTTCACTATTTATCTGAAAGATGTTTAGTAACTCAAGCGGCTAATAACTTTATGTTGTTTAAAGCTTAATATTTTACATTAAATCCGGGGTCATTTATTTGGCCCTGGGTTTATTTTAATTTTTTTATTTTATTATATCATGGCAAAAAAAGAAACAAAAACAGCCCCAGTTAAAAGTTGGGAGCGAAAAGACAGAACATACTATTTACTAGGCAATCAGTCGCCTTTAACTTATACTATTTCATCAAAAAATATAATGTGGTACGACGAAGAACTAGGGTATGAAAGAGAAATAAAGTATACTGCGAACCAAAAAACTCCTTTTGCAGATGAGTTTAAAGGGCAATCAAGATTAGAACATATTGTATTTTCAGACGGTGTTTTATCTGTACCTAAAGAAAAAGTAGTTTTGCAACAAATACTATCACTGTATCATCCTGGAAAGGGTAAAATTTACGAAGAGTTTGATGCAGAAGAACAAGCGGAAGATCAGCTATCTCAAATAGAGTTAGAGTTTGACGCAATGGAAATTGCAATGAGCATGGAAGTTGATCAAGCCGAAGCAATACTAAGAACTGAATTAGGCTCTAAGGTCGTTGGGTTAACGTCTAGAGAGCTTAAAAGAGACTTGATGGTATTCGCTAAAAAGAACCCGGGGCTATTAATAGAGCTTGCAAATGACGAAAATATAAATATTAGAAATATAGGTATTAAGTCAGTCGAACAAGGCATTATAAAGCTTTCAAATGATCAAAGAACATTTGCTTGGGCTAGCAATAATAGAAAATTAATAACAGTACCATTCGATGAAAATCCATATTCAGCATTAGCTGCATATTTTAAAACGGACGAGGGTATTGAAGTTTACCAAACAATAGAAAAACGTTTGGCTTAAAAGTTGTGAAAGGCTCACAACTTTGTGGGCCTTTTTTATTAAAAAAATAATATGGCAATAAGTGTAGATACAGTATATCAAAGAGTATTGGCAATACTTAATAAAGAACAGCGTGGGTATTTATCACCTACTGAATATAACTTATTCGCCAATCAAGCAGAACTTGATATATTTGAACAATATTTTTACGATTTAAATCAGTTTAGCAGATTGCCGGGTAATAGCACAGAGTACTCGGATATGGTTGATATACTTGAAGAAAAAATAAGTTTATTTGAAACTTCTGGTTCAACTACATACACAAATAACTATTGGCCAGAGCCGTCTGATCTTTATAGACTTGGCTCAGTTATTTATAACGGAAGCGAAGCAGAACACGTTAATAAAAACGAATATTTATACATTACTTCATCGCCGCTTTCAAAACCAACAAATGATTTTCCTATATACACTAGAGGCGCAAGTGGAATCAAAGTATATGGCAATTCTGAAATAACCGCAGACGTTACATTTCAATATATTAAAAAGCCAAACGCTCCTAATGAAGTTGAGTGGGCTTTTACAGAGGTTAATGGAAATGCCCTTTGGAATAGCTCAAGTAGCGAAAATTTTCATCTACATGAATCCGAAGAAACTGAATTGGTTATAAAAATTCTTCAGTTAGCGGGTGTATCTATAAAAGATCCTAGTATATATCAAATGGGGACTGCTGAAGAAGTAAAAAGTACTCAACAAGAAAAAGCATAATAAATGGCATTATTTAATATAACACACGAGCGTTATTATAATAACAGTGTTAATTTTACTGGAACAGGCGCCAGAACGTCTTTTCCTTTAACTACTGATATGTTTAACCCTTTGCCGCAAGCTAAAGGAGAATTAGAGGTATTTGTAGACGGTAATTTAATTAATGTTAATAATTATGAATATACAGGTGGAGCAATAGTATTTGATGCAAATACAAATAATACAGATGTATTAGAATCAGGAGGAGCCCCTAAGCTTGATTTATTAATTACAATTGTCCAAATAAATGCAGAAAACAAGTTAGGAGGGTATCAGTATTTAACGCTAAAAGATATTGTAAATAATTTTATAATAGCCTATGTTGGTGAAGAAAAAATTATACCAAAAGCAAAAAGAAGTAATGTATTGTTTTTTGCTCAAAGAGCAATTCAAGAATTAAGCTACGATACGCTACGAAGCGAAAAATCCCAAGAGATTGAAATACCATCTAGTCTTGAAATGAAGCTACCACACGACTATGTGAACCACATTAAGCTCACCTGGTGTGACGATAAAGGAATTGAGCATACTATTATGCCTGCGCTAAAAACAAGCAATCCTACGGCTTTATTACAAGACAGCGAATTTAACTATTTATTTGACAGTAGCGGTGAATTGCTAAAAGCTGATCAATCTGAAACATTTAAAAAGTTTAAAACCCAAAATGCAACCACGGACGCTATAAAAGATTTTTATATAGAAGACAATAGAACATTCCAGGTGCTGCATGGGAGAAGATACGGTGCTGACCCTCAGCATATGAATTCTAATGGGTCGTTTTTTATAGACATGATCAAAGGTAAAATATTCTTTTCCGGCCATATGGTTAATAAAGTTGTAACGCTAAAATACATAAGTGACGGCGTTGCTACTGCGGAAGAAAAAATTGTACATAAATTTGCAGAAGAGGCTATGTATAAAAGCATCGCTCATTCAATATTGTCAACTAGACAAAATACACCGGAATATATTGTAGCAAGATTTAAAAAAGAAAGATTTGCAGCAATAAGACAAGCAAAATTACGTTTGTCAAATCTTAAAATAGAAGAACTTACACAAACTTTAAGAGGTAAGTCTAAATGGATTAAACACTAATATATGCCTGAAATTAAGAATTTATTTACGTCTGGGAAAATGAATAAAGACCTAGACGAAAGACTTATTCCTAATAATCAATATAGAGACGCGCTAAACATCCAAGTTGCCAGCTCTGAGGGCAGCGATGTTGGTGCTATAGAAAACATATTGGGCAATACTGCAATATTTAATAGATCCTACAATCCAAGCCTTAATACATATACCCTATGGGGTTTAAATGACAGTGATACAAACTATTATGGTTTTGACAATGCTATTACTATTGGTGTTATTAAATACGACAAAGAAGAAAAAATATATTGGTTTATAACAGGCGATAATCAGGATGGCATATTAGAATTAGACCAAACTACTAATGTAATATCTCCTATACTTATAGATAAAAATAATGTTTTAAATTTTTCAAAAAATAATTTAATAACTGGTATAAATATTATTGATGGCTTGCTGTTTTTTACAGATGATTTAAACGAGCCAAAATCAATAAATATAAAAAAATTTAAAGATGCAACTGCATTAAGCGGTGACACTTCTCATACGGAAATATACGGTAGAGATTTTATTGAAGATGATGTTGTTGTAATTAAAAAGTCACCTTTAACAGCTCCCTCAGTAGAAGTAAAAGATTCTAAAAGAGAGGGTAATGGTACCGGCATAAATTCTATTTCGCAGAGCTTTAATTTTGCGGTTGAAGTAGACGGTGGTCCCGATTTTGAATCAAGACCTGCAGGGTACGAGTTTAACGGAAGTTACTATGTAAAGCCAAACTGGAAAGTGGGAGATGTTATAACATGGACAAACAATTTTGTAGATGAAGATGGAAATTCTGAAGAATTAATTGTTTCTACAGTTATATTAAGCTTAGGTACAGGCTCAGGTGCTATAATACCAAGATTTAAAATTTTAAGTATTCCAGATAATGTGCCAAATGAATACTTAACCTGGGACACTGTGCTCAAAGAAGGCGAACCTATATTTGAAAACTCGTTTGGCAGATTTGCGTATAGATGGAGATATGAAGATAATCAATATTCAACTTTTTCTCCTTTTTCAACTGTGGCGTTTTTTCCTGGCAAATTTAGATATCTTTCTACAGATGGTTTTAATGAGGGCATGAAAAACAATATGCGATTTCTTAGAGTGCATAATTTAGAGTCTCCTCCTCTGGGCGTTAAAGAAATTGAAGTATTATATAAAGATAGCGTTTCAACAAACATATATACAGTAGATACTCTTCCATTAGACAATAGAGAAATAGAAATAGAATCTGAGCTTATACATAAAGTTGTTGAGTCAAATCAAATACTAAGACCATGGGATAATGTACCTCGCTTAGCTAAATCTCAAGAAATTATAGGCAATAGAATAGTTTATGGAAATTATTTGCAAAATTACAATGTAGCAGATAATTTATCTGCAAGTTTTTATTTAGATTCAAAAGCACATAGCGACAGGGGCTTAGCAAAACCTTCTGTAAAATCTTTAAGAACATATCAATTAGGAATTGTTTGGAAAGATAAATACGGAAGAGAAACGCCTATATTTACTACTAAAGACTCTACTTTAAAAATAGGAAGCAAAGAGGCTGATAAAGAAAATAAGCTTACTGCCTCAATAAATTCTGAACCACCGAGTTGGGCAACCCATTTTAAGTACTTCATAAAAGAAACTTCAAATCAATATTACAATCTTGCTTTAGATAGATTTTATTTTGCTGAAGATGGCAATATATGGCTTAGTTTTCCATCATCAGAAAGAAATAAAGTATATGAAGAAACTTATATGTACTTAAAAAAGAAGCATGACTCTGAAGATATGCCTGACGAAGTAATTAAGTACAAAATATTAGATATATCAAACGAGGCTCCTGATTTTATAGCGAAGAAAAGAAATGCTGTGGCCAGAACAGACTGTACTATTGGAACTGGTGATCAGCCTGTAACGGACGCAATATCTTTTGCTTTTACAGCAAGCATAGAAAAAAATCCTGAATTTGTAAAAGAATTTAAAGCGCCGAATTATTTAAAAATTGTAGAAAATATAGAAAATGATTCTAACGGCGGACAAAGAACTCTTATGTACAAAATTGAGAGCGGAGGGTTAACGTCAAGCAATAAATTTAAAGTGACACTAGAAACGCCATTAAAAGAAGACGCTGATTTTTTAAGTGGCATAGAAACTGGTCAAAACCAAATTGAAATAATTGTTTATAAAGATGAGATTGAAAAAAACGAAGAATTTGAAGGAAGATTTTTTGTTAAAATTAATAGAGACTCAAATATAAAAACAAATATTATAGATGTTTTTTCAGGCGTTGAAAAACAAGTTATTATAGAAAGTAGCAATGCAATTCCTTATAGAATTGACAGAAGAGCTGGCGAAAGAAAAAAAAGTACAAAAAATGGACCAGGTTGGAGAGATACAAAAGCCGAGTTTACAGTGTGGTTTGATAGAAATTTTAGATTCACAAAGGGACCGCCAACAGCGGGTAGCGATAGATTTCAAATTGGATATTCAGCAGGAACCGCGTTTTCAAATGGTCATTATGTAAACAAAACAATGCCTTTGCTAGACGACAATTTAAATAAAGTCGGCACTTTATTAAGGTTTGTTAATGTTACTACTAATCAAAAAAGCGAGATATATACTATAAAAGACTTTATACAATCAAGAGAGAGAAGATTTGATAGACGGCAAAAAACTAAAAAAGCTGGTAACTGGAGAAAACAAATGGAAATAATTTTAGATAGACCATTTGAAAGAGGGCTTGAAATAGGGCAAGACACAAATACTTCTGATAGAATTGAAATTGTTAAAGAGGTTTTTACAGATAGTTTTCAGTTATTAGCTTCATCTAATCCTTCTGTGTTTGAAACAGAGCCGAAAGAAGCTGTTGATATAGATATATATTATGAAGCATCTGATGCTTTTCCTGTTTCCGAAGCAGCAACCCCTAAAATATTAAATTGGTTTAATTGTTATTCTTTTGGAAATGGTGTAGAGTCTAACAGAATAAATGACGACTTTAATGCGCCTACTATTGATAAAGGTGTTAAGGTTTCTACAGTTTTAGATGAGCCTTATGAAGAAGAAAGAAGAGCAAGCGGGCTTATATTTTCTCAAATATTTAATTCAACTTCCGGTGTAAATAATTTAAATCAGTTTATACAAGGCTTACCTATAACAAAAGATTTAAATCCGGCATACGGATCTATACAGAAATTGCACGCAAGAGATACTGATCTTATAACATTATGTGAAGACAAATGTTTAAAAGTATTAGCTCAAAAGGATGCTTTATTTAATGCAGATGGTAATGCTAATATAACAGCAAATAACAATGTGCTGGGCCAAACTATACCATATGTTGGTGAATATGGCATATCAAAAAATCCAGAAAGCTTTGCGTCGTATGGGTTTAGAGCGTTTTTTACAGATAAAAACAGAGGTGTTGTTTTAAGGCTTTCAAGAAATGGCTTAGAAGAAATATCTGCACAGGGAATGAGAGATTATTTTAAAGATAAGCTAAGCACCGCTACAAATGTTATTGGTAATTATGATGATAATTCTAATTGTTATAATTTATCTTTTAATGATGATACAGTCAGCTATATGCAAGGTCTTGAAGGTTGGCCAACTAGAAAATCGTTTATTGCTGAAGCTGGAGTTTCATTAAACAATAAATATTATACATTTAAAAATGGTGTTATATGGAGTCATGGCAATGAAACTAGAAATAATTTTTATGGCGTTCAATATAAGTCTACTGTTAAGTTAGTGCTTAATGCAAATCCCTCAAATGTAAAAAGTTTTAAAACAATTAAATACGAAGGAAGTAGCGAATGGGTTGCTCCTAAAATTAAAACAAATTTACAAGAAGGCAAAGTTTTGGAGTTCAAAGACAAAGAGGGAATGTACTACAACTTTATAAAAGGCAATCATGAAGACTGGAATCAACAATTACAGACCGGAGGATTTGATAGCAAAGAATTTTTAACGCAGGGTATAGGAACACTGGGATCAATATCTGGATCAACAGATATAACACAATTTACTTTAACAATACAAGAAGACGGCGAATAATATGGCTTTAAATAATTGTAGCATAACATCACAGAGTTTTTCTAGGCAAAGTGGCACTGCTATTGGGGCGGACAATGCTACTTTAATAATAACCCCGGCACAGGGCTATGTTTTAAATGCTGCAGATTTTAGTGTTGATGATGTAACCTATACAAATAACGGTAATAACTTACAGTGGACCAGCGGCAGCAACGGAGTTACCTTGCCAACCGGCATAAGCAGTATAACATTGTCTAATACAGGTGCATCGAATTCTGTTGAAAATAATATTTCAGTATTAGTTGATTTAACAGATAGTTTTGTTATGCCAGATGCCGATACTACTTTGGTTATTGATATTGATGGCGTTGCAAATTTGCAATCATATAGTTTATCTGGTAATTACTCAACTACTGTTTCTGGAGCAACACCTTCTTCAGAATCCAGCACATATAGTGGCAGTGGAAATTTTGGGCAACAAGTAACTGTACTAACAAAAGTTTTTTCAGCAGAATCAGGTACTCATTTTGAAACATTACCTTCTTATGTTTTAACTGCAAAAAACTCTTCCAGATATGATATATCAAGAACAACCACGGGGTCTGATTCTGATGGAAATGTTACACAAGTCACTTTTACTGTTAAATATACTTTTTCAAATGAAAGTGAAACTGGCGACTCAATAGCATTTACCGTAAATACAGTTACTATATTTTCACCTACTGTTGAAATACAGGATTATGGTTTACGAACAATAGTTATAGAAACAATTGGAGAAGAAAGAAAAATGACAGTTTTTGGGGTTCCTGTTGCGCAGTTTAGTTTAACTGTTCAGAACCAAGCTTCACAATCTATATTGTCTATATCTAATCAAACATTAGATTCTACCGGCTCTCATTCTTTTACAATAGAATTTCCTGGTATTTTAGCAACTGCAACTGACCAATATGATTTTGTATTAACCGGCGATGGAGTTTCTACAAATTTTGGGGGTACAAATCAAAAGCCGCATACATTTAGTATAAAACAACTAGGCGATGTTACTGTACAGGCAGGCTTAACACATACAGATAATGATATTACTATATCTGCTAATAAATCAATAACAGCAAGAGCAAATAGAGATTTAGCTGACGAAGGGGACCTAACACATAGTTTTACTATTACTTCTGATAAATTTTTAGTTTTAACCAGCACAACTGTTGATTTAACAACGTTTACTAATTTAAGCAATAATGGCGGCACAGAGTTTGTATTTGGAAGTTTAACTTTTACAAAAGTTAACAACAATCAAATAACTGCTACTTTAGACGCCGAAGTTGATGTAATAGGTGATCAAAATGTAACAACACTTTACTCTTTAGATACAAATATAAAAGTAAACAATAAATCATCTGTTGAAGATTTTGAAACAACTGTTAAAAGAAATAGTTTAAAAGAAATTTTTTTAGCCGGACAAGATATTGATGGTGATAATTTAACATTTGAAATTGTAGAACCTCCCCAAAACGGATCATTAGCAGTTGATAGCAACGGCAATTATAATATAGTAGATTTTTATAGCAGAACTTTGCCAGACGGAACTAAAGAAATAGCAAAAAAAATTGACTATACTCACGACGGCAGCACTAATTATAAAGACGAGTTTACATTTAAAGCTAAAGACCCTTATGAAGACAGCACAAATATAGGCACTGTAGATTTAACAATACAAAATGATGCTCCTATAATTAGAACTGTTAACGGGGAAGAGGTTTCAAATAATGCAATAACATTAAGTGATGAATACTTTCCTGGCGAAACTTTATTCGTAAAAGTTGTAGCAAGTGACCCTAACAATGATCTTTTTTATTGGACCGTTGCACAGCCAGCAAACGGAGGTGTTAATAACGTAAATATTGATAATGACTCTGAATTTTTCTTTAATTTTACAGATGGCGCAGGAACAACTGATAATAGTTCCCAAATAGTAGTTTCTGTAAATGACGGAGATTTATCTGATAGCGTAACAATAACGATAAATTATGTAAAAAAGCCCACAGCAAATCCTAATTCTTTTGCTGTAAATAAAGGAGGCGACAAAGAAATAACTTTAACAGGCGATTCTAACGGAGGCGGTACTCTTTCATATATTATAGAAACATTGCCGGCTCATGGTGATTTATACATTGATCAAGCTAAACAAACTCAAATAGTTCAATCTGGATTACCATATACTTTGGGCAGCGCTACAGTTTATTATGGGCATGATAACAGTACTAATCTTGATGATGGTTTTGATTTTAAGGTTAACAATACTTCAAGAGATAGTTATCCAGCAACAATAGGTATAGCTGTAGGTGTTCCTGCCACTGGCACAAGCATAACTGTTGAGAATGTGAGTGACATGGAAGGTACTTTTATTTTTCCAATAGTATTAGGCACTAGTTCCGGCACTTTTGAAGCTCATTTTGAAGCCTTTAATCAGCCTGATAGATTTCAGTTTTTATTTGATGAAAATGATTTAACTAACACAGAGACTGGGGCTCAGGTTGTGGCTGACACCTTATTTGTTGGAGATGATTTAGGCACTACCACTGACCCTTCAACCTCAACTCTTTCAGCTTCAAAATATACATATGTTGGGGCTAACGGAAATGGCGCGCAGCTACAGGGCACTAATGCTTCAATTTTTAATGCAGAAACTGATGCAAATGGAGATGTAGTGAACCATAGCATAGCTCGCGACGCTTCCACGCGCGTTATAAATACAGGTAAAAATTTAAGAAAAAGCAGTAAAACAAATCACCTTTCACAAAGCGGCAATACTCGACAAAAAGGCGTAATTTATCCTGTATTTACAAATGCTACAGATACAACCGCCACCACAGTTGATAGAGAACCTCGGGACGGTAATATAGCCCTTAAATATAACAAACCAGCAACAACAAAATCTTTTACTTTATTTATAAGAATATTTGGCGGGTCAGACCTCACTGCTTTTCGTATATATAGAACAATTTGGACTCCAGATTCAAATTAAATTTTTATTTAAAATTATGGCAACAGTAACATTAACATTTACAAATCCGCTAAACGTATCTTTGCAGGCAAACAATACTAATGGATATCCAGGCGCAGATATTGTATTTTTTAAAGATTCCGAAGATAATAAAATTTATAAGGTGGGGCCGTGTATAGCAATATCAGAAAATACAATAACTTGTGATATTGAAGATGACGCTAAAAGACCTGGCAATGGTGATTTTATATTTTTTACAAAAAAGAAAGAAATAAATACTACAGGTATTATAGGTTATTTTGCAGAAGTTGATATGGAAGTTACTTCTACAACAAAAAAAGAATTATTTGCAGTCAACAGTGAGGTCTTTTTAAGTAGCTAGGAAACATGTAATAATAATTATATGTCAAAAAATCTAGTTAAATCAAATAAAGAAAAGAGCGTAATACTTTCTGATTTAGAAACATTACAAAACGTATTTATAGAAAATAACCATATTGAAGGTATATATGGTGACGGTAAAAATTTAGTAAATAACGAAGTATTTCGTATTGAAAATGATTTTGCTGATCAGCTTTATATGCGAAAAATGTATATGCCTGAGCAATGTGTTGTTATTAGCGCTAATCATCATACAGAACATTTTTGGTTTTTAATGTATGGTAGAATATTAGTTACAACTAATGGTGAACAAGTTGAACATATAGCTCCATGTTATGAAAAATCTATTAAAGGAGCAAAACGATTAATATTGTCTTTAGAAGATTCTTTATTTATAAACGTACATAAAAACCCAACTAACACTAAAGACATGAAAGAGGTTGAAGAATCTTTGTATTCTATAACCATAGAAGAATATAATAAAAAAGAAAAATTATGGCAGGAATAGCAACAGCAGCTATTATAGGCGCAAGTATATCAGCAGCCGGCGGAATTGCTGGTGGGTTGATCGGTGGAGGTAAAAGAAGAGCGGAGCAAAAGGCAGCAGCAGCTGAATTTGATGCTATGAAGGCTCGCTATAATAATTTAGATACTTCTAATCCATATGCTAATTTATCAAATACATTTGAAGATTTAACTGTAAATACACAAGCAGCACAGTTTGCGGCTCAACAAAATCAGCA